CAGTCATGAAGGTGAGGTAGTTGGCAGTGGGCAATATCTGGATACCCTTCACACCCCACGGCAGGGTGTTGTCGTAGAACTTGGTGCGGATCAGGCCAGCTTTCTTCTTGATGTCATCCAGCAGGTCACACATCGGCAGCAGGCTCTTGTGAGTACGTACCGAGTTGCTGATGGCACCCTTCATGGCAGTGGTTTCTGCACTGATCTCTTTGTCCAGCTTGTTGGCAGACCACGTCGAGATGTTGAGTTGTACGAGGATAGCGCGATCAGAAAGTTTCATACGTTCAATCCTTCTTGAAAGAGGGCGCAGCACCGGTCAGCCGGAGATACGCTTGGTAGGCCAGCACCTTGCGAGGGTACTTGCTGGCAACGAACTGGTCCCACGTGGTGGGGCCAGTGGTGTAGACCTTGAACCCAGAGGGTTTGATCTGGTTCCATTCATTGGAGAGGAGCCTGAGGTCCTCGTCACTGACCTGCCCGGTGGTACGTAACCACCGGACAAACGTCGGACGTTGGGGTTCAGAACAGGACATCTTGGTGGCCCACTGCCCACTTGGTGAAGGCTTGTGTGTTGGCCAGTTCGGGCTTCTTACGGACAGCATAGCTGACGCTGAGCACTGAGAACTCCGCTGGCATCCGGCTGGTGTATGTCACAACACGTTCCATGTTACCCTCACTGGCACGCTCAGCGATAGCACCGGACAGGGCGTAGAGTGTCGCCGGATCAGTCGGCACGTCAGCCGTGTCGGGGTTCATGAGGATGGCGTCAGGGTTGGGCAGCTTACGGAAGATACGCATAAAGCCCACGAACTCAGCCGCAGCACCCTCACCAACGGCACCCTTGAAGCACTCGTACTCAGCCTCGGCAGGCACCTTGCCAAGCACTGCGGATACACCTTCGACCCATGAACGAGGTGTGGGGTTCACATCACGCTGAGGGTCGAAGTCATGCAGCAAGTGAGGCCGGAACCGGATGAACGCAATGACCTCTGGTGCCACGTTGTGGTCGATCATCCAGCTTGTGCTGTCGTCGAGGTGTGTCTCGAACTCAAGCACCGTCTCACGGTTACGAAGGTGGCTCAGGACACGGTTAGCACCAGCCCTGTCAGACTGACGGTTACCAGTCGAGATCACCGTCCAGCCATCGGCCAACGGTTTGCCGTGTAGAGTACGGGCTTGCTGGATGTTGGCCAGCACCTTCTGTAGGTCGGCATTGGCTTGGTTGCGGTCGTCGAACAGCAGTACACCACCGTTCTCAGTACCGGCCTTGCCCTTGTAGGGGAACCAGTCGGGCAGTTTGTACTCAAACCCGTTGTCCGTCGGGTAGGGAATACCAAAGTCCTCGACCAGCATGGTCGGCATGTGCCGTTCGACAATGGGCAGCCCCAGTTCCTCAGCCACCTCGTGGACGATGGTGGTCTTACCACCACCCGGTGCCCCCTCAATAGCGACGGAACGACCAGCGGGAATGAGAGCCGAGAGTGTGGATTTCAGCAGAGTAGCACGCATAATTCAGTTCTCCTTGATGCGTCAGTTGTCGTCGTAACGAGCGTGGTCAGGCCCCAGCACGATGCAGGAACCGTCGTGACGATCCCTGACCCGCTTGGCCTCCTTCTTGTCGTCATAGTACACCGGCTCACCGGTACGCTCAGACACCACGAGGCTGCCGTTGGGCAGCCTTACAGCAAACAGTTTCATGTTGTCTCCACTTGTTTGTGTTTGGCTTGTCTCATCAGTGAGCAGGGAGCCACCCTGCTCAGACAGACCACCGGTGAGGCGGTCTGTTTCGACGTTACTAGTTGAGCGGTCCACCACAGTGCGGACAGGTTGCCTCGTCGTAGTGTTCGTCCTCGAACTCGATATGTGGACCAGTGGGGACACTGAATGCCTCGGCGTTCTGCACGGCGAGTTTCATGAACATCATGCTGTGCAGCAGGTGCAGGTTCTCATGTCGCTGAATGAACTCACGCACCTCAGCCTTGTCTTGGTCAGTTCCCTTGATGAACTTCTCGAATATCTCTTCAATGGTCATGGCTTATCCAATCCTCTGTATCTGGTTGATGGCGTTCTTGTACTCGTTGTAGCTGTGGAAATACTCGACGGTCTTGGTGCCGTAGCACATCTCGTACTCGTAGACCGCCTCACGTAGAGACCGCAGTTCGGCGTCCAGAGGGACGCTGTTGGACATACGTCCACTGATCTCAGCCCATCCAGTCTCGCCTTGACGGAGGTACTCAACGGCTGTTCTGGGTGTCCAACCAAAGGGGCTGGACCCATAACGGTGGCCAAACTCAGCAACACCCAGCTTGATCCGTGTCTCCAACCACAGCTTGAACGTATAGTAGTTGGCATCACGTAGGGCTTGGCGGCCCTCTTTACGGTTGAGGTAGGGTACTTCCACGGGCTTAGCACCCTCTACGAGGGTCCAACCGGACTGGTCTGGCTGGATTACAGCGTAGCTGGGGGTGTGATAGTATCGACCACCCACTTCAGTGATGAGACCGGGACCGTTGTACCGATCTGCCCAGTGAGTATTCACATGAGGGCCGAGGATTGACCACATGACACGGTTGGTGAGGACAGAACCGTAAGGGTCGAGGTGTATGGGGTTGTTATACCCATCACCGTTGGCGTCGTAAGTGATGATGTCAGTCTGGTAGAGCCGGACAATGATGTCACCAGTGGTAGGGTCCTGACGTATAGTCAGGTTGTCATTAGACCGTCGTGCCAGAGGACGGGTATCCACAGATCGACCACGGATGGGTTTGATAGCGTTGTACTTGTCGAGAGCCGACTTGTAGCTGAGGATACGGTTGGGAAGTTCAATGTTGCTGCCGAACATGAGTGTTCTCCATTGGCTTGTCTCGTCAGTGTGCTGGTAGCCAGCCAGCACAGACAGACCACCGGTGAGGTGGTCTGTTTCGACAGTCACAGGTTGAGATACTTGGCGACAGAGTAGGCGTTCACAGACAGCCTCACGACCATCGTGTTGGGCTTATGGTCAGGGAAGTAACCAGTGGCTTCCCAACCAGCGGTGCCAAGGGACGTAGTACCGTCCCACATATTGGCCCTGACCATATCCCGAATATGGTCGATGGAGGATCGACCGGGGTTGATGACCTCCAGCACCTTGGCTGTCTGTTCGAGACTGTACTCGTCGAACTCTATGTTGAACCCTTGGTTGATGCAGTCAGCCTTACGCTGCCATTCATCACGGATTTGCTGTTCAGTGGTGGAAGAAAGCATGTGTCAAGTTCTCCATTGGCTTGTCTCATCAGCACAGCAGGAGCCACCTGCTGTGGACCACCCCGTAGGGTGGTTTCGACTAGGAAACCCATAAGAAGTTGGTGTTGTTAGAGTAACGACGCTGGAAGTCAGCGAAGGACACATGGTCATACCACACTGTCTCACCAGACAGAGGGCAGCGAAGGTAAACATCACCGTAGGTGTTCATAGTTCGATCTCCAGAGGGGTTGAGTTACGGTTGTAGTGGATGTGAAGGTGGGTATAGCCATACCGCTTGAGGTTACGGACCTCGTCAACAGCGACGATGGAGCCACAGTAGGGGCTCGACTGAGTGGTGATGACGAACTCTTTACCAACAGCCCAGTCATAACCAGCATCGGCTTGGTGGAGGTAGGTCCGCCGATAAGGGCGGACCGAAAGTATACGATGGTCCTGTTCTGGGAACAGGTCGGTAAGTTTACACCAGACAGTCACAGCGCCACCTCCTTGGACTGGTCACCGAGACGAAACTCTACACGGGTGTAACCCATGTCACGGAGAATCGGTGCTTCGAAACAGTCAATGGTCATACCTGACAGGCGGTCATAACCACGAACGAGGACTGGTTTACCAGCATAGTAGTCACGGATCACTTGGTTGACGTTTGTGTAGGGAGTGGTGGTGGCAGTCGGTTGTACTGAGAGAGTGTCAAGTTTCATAGGAAGTCTCCACATTGACATGTTAAGTTAATACCACCGGGGCTGGCCCGACGGCGAAGCCAAGTTCGCAAAATCCGCCGCCGGTGTCAAGTTTGGTGGCCAAGCCCTTGATTTTGCTCGATTTTTCGCTAAGTATTGCTAAGTATTTGAAATCATTACAACTATCTATTTAGATAGTGTATGGTATTCGTGTAAGTAATTGATTTTACAGCAACTATCTAACTATCTATCTATCTATTGAAAACTAAACGCGCTATGTTTTTAGGGGGGTGTGACTCGTTTACTCGCAAGACCAAAATCGGCTACGGAGAAAGGGTAAAAAAAAATAGATAGATAGATAGTTAGATAAAATAGAAATGTAAACACAGACTAAACACACTAACCCGTTGGTTTTTAAGAGAAATCCCGTGGACTTTACACGCTAACTGCTGTGTCAAGTTAGCAAACTATACTATCTATACACGAAAAAAGTTAGATAGTTGCAATGATTTCAATGGCTTACAAACTAAACGTGTATACATTGACATACGTTACATGTAAACTTGCAGTATACACGGTAAAAGATACACGCCCCCGACGAATGGTGTATACTTATGGGTATGTATATACGAGGCAGCTAAAGGCCCCCGACGTATGGAGGAGCGAAGCGAGCAAACTTAAAGGCCACCTCTGCGAGGCTGGTGTACAGCAGACAAAAGAAAACCCACCCAGCTTTCGCTGGATGGGTCGGTGGTTAGAGGGCTAGGAAGATCACTAAGGTCGTTGCGGTCAGGACCACGAAGGCGATGCCTGCGATGATCTCTCGGATGAACCCAGTAGGCTGGGCCTGTTCCTTGGCTCGCAGGTATCGGGCCGCTTCCTTCTGGCCGATCTTGCTGATGTAAGCATCGTGCTTGTCCATCATGTCCTGCAGTTCCTTGCGGGTCTTGGTTGTCATGTCATTCTCTCCGTTGAAGGGTGGCAGGGCACTTGCGTGCCCTGCCCGTTGTTTTACTTCCGGCTCAGGTCCGGACCCGTTTGGGTTTTGGCCTTGGGCTTGGGCTTGGTGTCCTGTCGGGACACCAGCAAGGCGAGGTACGGTGCAGGGAACCGCGCCTTATTCCCTTGCATCACGACGGGCGTGCGCCCGGCGTTCAGCATCTTTTCAAGCTGGCCATGCGACCAAGTGGTCGCATACCCGTCCTTCTTGCCACCGTCCGCTTCCGGCACGAATGCCGAAACGCGGAGCTTGTGCGCCTTGGCAGCCACAAGCAGGTCGGACATGATGTCCGACATCTCGCCCTGCGCGTCATAGTCCGCGCCTGACTTCAGCTCAATGAATGAGCCGGACTTCGAGACGGCGAGACGGACGCCACCCATAAATGCCTTAGCCATTGCTAAGATCCTTTCAGTTAGCGGGAGCCACCCGCAGGCTTGTCAAAGATCCGACGTGGCTGGCGTCGGTGTCGTTGGCCTGTCGCCATCGACAAATCCGTTATGGCATGGCCAGCCGAGAATGTCACGTTTGGCCAGTTTGACTAGTTTTTGCGGATAATAGGATCGCGCATCATGCGCAGCGCACGCATGTGCACGCGGGCGGGGGTGGGGGCACATGGACATGGAAATCCGACCCGCCCCCTCAATATGGTAAACCTCTCAAAGCACGACCCCAAAAAAGGAACGTGTATACTTTGCACACCTCTTGCCAGCCCCCCACTTCCCGCGCTATCTTTGCGCCATGGACACATTCCCGTTGCACCACACCAAATGGTCTGACCGCCTCGCGTTCGACGTGGCTCTCGCTCTGGAAGGCAGCGGGGAGACGCTCGACGAGATCAAGCAGCGCCATCACATCAGGTCCAGTGACCTGCTGGTCTTCAAGGGCGACCCGGTGTTCCTCAAGAAGGTGGAGCATTACCGCGAGGAGGTTCGGGAGAAAGGGCTGACCTTCAAGCTCAAGGCCCGGGCACAGGCCGAGGAACTTCTGACAACCTCATGGGGGTTGATCCACAGCCCAGACGTATCTCCGGCGGTGAAGGCCGACCTCATCAAGAGCACGGTGAAGTGGGCCGGGCTGGAGGTTAAGACGGACGAAGGCGCTGGTGGTGCCTCCGGTGGGGTGAAGATCAACATCAACTTCGGGAACAATGCACCGCCCATGACCCTCACGGCGGAAGTGGAGGGCGACCTCATTGAGCATTCTGACGAGCTTTGACAGCGAGTATGAAGGGGCCCCGGCGATACGCCTGCAGTCGTTACAAGAGCATGAAGACCTATGCGCTGCGCTTGAAAGCGAAGGCCACTCGTACCGGACGAAAATCATCCCCCCACGTGGCAGAACGCACCGACGCCCAAAAGGACGCCCGAGGGAAATCGTGGTGATGCTGGTGAAGGAGCACACCAATGGCACTTGACATAAACTACACACCACCATTCACGGGCGAGAAGTTCATGAAGTCCGACGCCAAGATGCGGGTGCTCATGGGCCCCGTTGGTTCGGGCAAGTCTGTGACTTGCAGCTTCGAGATCGTGCGGCGGGCGGCGCTGCAGGAGCCGGACCAGACCACAGGCAAGCGCAGAACGCGGGCGGCTATTGTCCGTGAGACGGCACGCCAGCTTCAGGATACGACGATCAAGACCTTCCTCGACTGGTTCCCGCCGGGGGTGTGCGGGCGGTACATGCGGACCACCAAGACCTACTTCTTCGAGGTGGGGGACATCGAGTGCGAGATTATGTTCCGGGCGCTGGACGACGCCGATGACGTGGCTAATCT